AATGTGACTGGTGGGGTTGCGAGTCATAACACAAAAGTGCTATAATAAAAACTCACAAAAACTCACACAGAAGGGTGTTTTTTATATGTCACTTATTGATGAAAATGGATCGATTATAGATCCTTACCGAAATTTTATTCACGTTTCAAGATACAGCAGATGGATAGAAGAAAAGGGTAGAAGGGAAACGTGGGTTGAAACTGTAGATAGATACATTGACTTTATGAAAGAGCATCTTGTAAAAAACTACAACTACAAAGAAAATGACATTAAGTTTTCTCAGGTAAGAGAAGCCATCCTAAACCACAATGTTATGCCATCTATGAGATCCCTAATGACTGCTGGATCAGCTCTAGAAAGAGATCATATCGCTGCATATAACTGCTCGTTCATTGCAGTAGACAGCCTAAGATCATTCGATGAAGCGATGTATATCCTTATGAATGGAACGGGTGTTGGATTCTCTGTTGAGCAAAAGTATGTAGACAACCTTCCAGTTATTGCAGAGGAGCTCTTTCCAACAAACACTACAATTGTTGTTGAAGATTCAAAGCTAGGGTGGGCAAAAGCTTACAAGGAACTGATTGGTCTTCTGGTTACCGGACAAATTCCAAACTGGGATATGTCAAAGGTTAGACCAGCAGGGGCAAGACTAAAAACTTTTGGAGGGAGGGCGTCTGGCCCAGAACCCCTTAGTGATCTTTTTAAGTTTACTGTAGAGCAATTTAAGATTGCCAAGGGAAGAAGATTAAAGCCTATTGAGGCTCATGACATCATGTGCAAGGTAGGAGAGGTGGTTGTGGTTGGAGGAGTACGCAGATCAGCCCTAATTTCCCTTTCCAATCTAGATGACTTTGAAATGGCAAAGGCAAAGTCTGGTCAGTGGTGGGAAACAGAGGGCCAGAGAGCACTTGCAAACAACTCAGCGGTCTATAACTCAAAGCCAAACACGGCTCAGTTTCTTCGGGAATGGCGAAATCTTTATGAGTCAAAATCAGGAGAACGCGGTATCTACAATATGGACTCTGTTCGCAAGCATACCGACAAGTTTGGAAGAAGAGACTCTTCAAAGGTTGTAGGCACTAATCCTTGCCTTACGGGAGATTCTATGTTATTAACAGAAAATGGATGGATTAGCTTTAACGAGGCTTATAGGAATGGTAAAAAAAATAATATTGTTGTTGATGGGAGAGTTTCTTATGATTCTTCAAAAGGAGAAGAAGAGCTTGCAGGTAATTGGATATTAGATAAAAAAAATAAATATAGTCCCAAAACAATGCAAGCTTCAGAGGTATTCCTTACTCAAAAAAATGCATATGTTGTAAAAATTGAGACAACGGGTGGATATTCAGTTCGACTAACTCCAGATCATTTGGTTATGACAAAAAATGGTATGATTGAAGCGGGAAAATTAAATCCAGGAGATAAAATTTTTATTACCCGTGGCTATTTACCAGAAGAGTCATTGGGAATTCCAGAAACTCTTGAAGAAAAAGAAGCAATCCTTATGGGGCTTATTGCTGGAGATGGAACATTTACAAAACATAAAACAAAAAGAGATGTGAGTCACATAGTTTTATGGGGAAAAGATAAGTGGATTGCAGAAGAGGTTGTTGGATGGATTCAAGATATTCAAGACATAAATGAACTAGACATTAATCCTTTAGGAAATAAAAAGTTTTCCAACTCTCATATTCTTAACATTCCCTTAAAGGACAAAGTAGAAGTTAGAAGCACTTTTTTGTCTGCACATTTAGAAAAAAAATATGGATTCAATGCAGAGTCAAAGCATACTGTTCCTAATCATTTTATTCAATATGCTGCTTCACGAAAAGCAAGGTTTTATGTTGCAGCATTGGCGTTTTGCGATGGAACAGTAAATAAATATAATAAGGTTGGTTCTTGTTCTGCACGAATAAATCAAAGCAATAAAAAAATGTTATCTGATGTTCAGCTAATACTGTTAGCTAATGGAATTAATTCAAGTGTATATTCTCGCCGTCCAGCAAAAAGTAAAATGATGCCAGACGGTAAAGGGGGGAGAAAGAAGTATTTTACAAAAGAAAATTTTGAATTGGTAGTTATGGCAAATGCATATGAATTTTCTCGATACGTTGGATTCCTTGGTGGATACAAACAAGAACTTGCTGAAAGAATCTTTACAAGATCAAGGAAGCAAAACACATACGCAACGGTAAAAAGTGTAAATCCAGATGGAAATGAGGATGTTTTCTGCCTTAAAGAAGATGAAAGAAGAATTCTTTGTGCAAATGGAATCACTATGAGACGATGTGGTGAAATCCTTCTTCGAGCAAATGAATTTTGTGTAACTGGAAGTACTCCAATTATAACAAAATCAGGAATTATCGACATAAAAGATCTTGAAGATAAGACTGTTGATGTTTGGAATGGGGAAGAGTGGTCGGAAGTTACGGTAGTAAAAACAAGAGAGAATGCTAGTCTTGTTAGGGTAACCATCTCAGACGGATCAACCTTAGATTGCACCCCAGACCACAAGTTCTCCGTCAAGGACAGATTTTCAGATAAGTGGAGTCAGGTAGAGGCAAGAAGCTTAATGTCATCGTCCAGATATTCCGTTCAGATAGAGCCGACAACAATTGTGCAAGATGATGATGGAATTAATGTTGATGAATCATACACTCTAGGGTTTGCGGTAGGAGATGGATGCAGTTACGGAGGAGTAGTTTTTGTTGATTTATATGGAGACAAGGACCAGAGCTGTCCGGTGACAGGAACAAGATATAAGAAATATCTTCCCAAAAAATACAACCTGAGCCGTCAAAGAGTTAGAACAAATATAGATCCTGAATTCTTTGGTTTTATAAGGGATAATTTTAGAGAAGTATCCACCTGGAATAAAAATAGTGCCCTAAACTTCATTGCAGGTTTGGCAGATGCAGATGGATCTGAAACGGGAACGGGCGGAATAAGAATATACATATCTGCGGAAGATAGAGCCAAGGACTTACAGCTAATCCTTACTAGGTTTGGAATAAGGTCATCTGTAAACTTGCTAGCTAAAGCCGGGAAAAGGACCAATCTCGGAACAAGAAAGAGAGATCTCTGGTATCTGCAAATTACAGATCCAAGAGACATCCCATGCTTTAGACTAAATGTGTCAAAGGGTCATTCTGCAAGATTCAAAGGTAAGTATCAAAATGTAAGGTCTGTCGATATCCTTGATACGACCGAAGATGTGTATTGTTTTAATGAACCCAAAAGACATATGGCTGTTTTTGGAAACATTCTGACATATCAGTGCAACTTAACGGAGGTGGTAATCGACGAAAAGGATACAGAAGAAACCTTAAAGGATAAGATTCAACTCGCCACAATCCTAGGTACCTGGCAGTCTAGCTTGACAAACTTTAAATATATTCGCAAATCCTGGAAGGATAACTGTGAAGAGGAAAGGTTGCTGGGGGTATCTTTAACTGGAATCTTTGGAAACCCAATTACAGGAACAGTACACAAAGGGCTGGGAGATATGCTCGATAGGCTCCGTGAATCAGCTGTTGAGGAAAACAAAAAAGAAGCAGAGGTCCTTGGAATAAATGCATCGGTTGCCATTACGACCGTAAAGCCATCGGGAACTGTATCTCAGCTTACAGGAGTTTCTAGTGGAATTCATCCCTGGTATTCAGAATACTACATCCGTACCGTTAGGGCAGACAACAAAGATCCATTGACAGCCTTTCTTAAAGACTTCAATGTTCCTAATGAGCCAGATGTAATGAAGCCAGAAATGACAACTGTCTTTTCTTTTCCTATAAAGTCCCCAAAGAATGCGGTAGTAACAAAAGATGTTTCAGCAATAGAGCATCTTGAGATCTGGAAGGTGTACAGAACCCACTGGACAGAACACAATCCTTCTGTAACTATCAGTGTAAAAGAAGATGAGTGGCTAGATGTTGGAGCTTGGGTATTTAAAAACTTTAACTCTATCGGTGGAGTATCGTTCTTGCCAGCCTCAGAGCATTCTTATAAGCAAGCACCGTATCAGGAGATTACGAAAGATAAATACGAAGAGTTGTTGTCTAAAATGCCAAAAAACATACCTTGGCAATCACTCCCACTATATGAACTAGAGGACAATACTATTGGTTCTCAAGAGCTTGCCTGTGCTGCTGGAGCTGACTCATGTGATGTTGTTGATTTAGTTTCTGCTTAAATAGGTTGGTCGGTGAGGCGGGACGGCGCATGAGGCTGTCCCGCTTTGCTATAATTGGGTAGGAGGTCAAATGAGTAACGTTTCTAATCTTTATGCAGCAAAGGTTTACTCAGAACACCCCATAGCAATTTGGCCTTTAGACGACGACGTATCTTATGTTTCTTTAATTACAAATCAGCAAAGAGGTTTCGAATCAGACCTTCCTTACGCAGGGTGGTCGATCTTAAATGGATCAGCAAATGATGGATTGTCTTTGCCAAATGAAGGATCTCCATTTATCAGCAGCATCTATTCAGGAATTCAGGGAAGCGTACCATTGGTAAATGGAACAGTCATAGAAGCAAAAAGCCCAGACCTGTTTTTGTTTAGTAACTGTAGTCAAGAGCTAGAAACATTTTCAATTGGGATGTATCTGTATCAAGATACCATATACTCGACTCAGCATGAGTTTGGATATGAGTATTATGACGACGGAACCTCTTCGTGGGTTGAGGTTTTAAGTGTTGTAGAATCCCCTTCTAGTAAGGGGTGGATACACCTTCAGGATACCTTTACAATTCAAGAGTTTAGCCCAGACTTCTGTCGATTAATTTTTAGATCAACGGTAGATTCTGGCGGGACGGCAGGAGACTATAACTTTATCTTTAACGGAATAACTGTCGGTCAGTGGTCGGAAACAACCTCTTCAGAAAGCCTGGGAGCCACAGTAGAGAGCCCCCCCGCGTCTTCTGGTATGTCTAACAACGTTGTTCCCGCAGATCAATATGGAATTCTTTCAGGAAAAGCATATTATGCTGTTGAAAGCGGAAAGCTTTTGGCAAAAAATGAGGGAATTCCTATGATTTTTGGATCTGAGAATGTAACAAAGATATACCCATCTCTGGACGGAACGCCTTCTCTTATTTTTCCAAACAAAACAATGCTTTCGGAAGACGGAAGGTACAAAAACCATACCCTTGAATTCTGGTTAAAGATAAGACCGATAACAAAAGAGTCAAGAAGAATCATCGGTCCCATAGACACGAACGATGGGGTTTATGTTTCTGCTGGATTTATAACTCTGGTTCTAGACAACAATTTTGTGTCTCACAACGTTTCTAGCTGGTACAGGCCCATGATCATTCATATATCAATAAAAAATGATACGGCATCCATGGTAATCAATGGGGAGCAAGTGGGGCAGATTAACATAGATAAGAAAACAGTTAGCCTCTCACAGAGTGAGTGGATGGGGGTGTATAGCTATGCAGATATAGATATTTTGGAAATCGACTGCCTATCCATCTCACCATATGCAATCCCGCTTCAGCTTTCCAAAAAAAGATTTGTTTGGGGGCAGGGAGTAGATCCACTAGAACTAATAAATGATTCTTTTGAAGGGGAGGAATCAATTGTAAACTTTTCCAACTCAAATTATACGGCAAACAAGGTGTATCCAGATGCGGAAAGATGGGATGCAGGTTATTACAATAACCTAGTTGCAACAACAAACTCTATATCTGTTCCGGAATATGCCTTGCCAGATATATATTTGGGGGGGAGAGGAACTCCAGAATGGTATTCAGACAACAAGGCATTAAACAGTCTTTTATACCCAACAGGAGACCATTCTTTATTTTTTACCTTTAGGCCAAACATTGAGGTCGGAGCATGGGAACCAACCCTAGGAACAAACTGGACAGAGCCATCCTACTTAAACTTTCAAGACCTAACCTTTCTTGCAAATCCACTAAGCGCAATTTATGGAATATTTGAGGTAGAGTCTGAAGTTTTATCAAAAAGACCACTCATTCATATAGTAAACACTCTAAACAACAAGAGATTTGAAATAAACATAAATGGGTACGATGTAACCTATGAGTTTGACGGACAAGAACTTCCAGGAACCGCATTCTCCGTATTAAACGAACACTTTGTCGTAGGATTTAACATCCCCCAACTTTCAGAAAATTTTAACTACGAGCTTTCATCATTCTTTAGTTCCCCAGAGGTGCTTAGCCTGTACATTGGAGGCGACGGAGTAAACACCTTTGAGGGGAAAATTTATAGAATTGGTTTTGCAGATCAAAAAAACTTCTCTGAAATATCAGAATACTTTCAGGAAAGTGGAATTTCAGATAACTCTGCTCAGTCCCTGATTGAGCTTCATTACTCATCATATACCCTGTCACCATTCTTTAGATATGAGACATACTTCTTGGACATATCGGTTTCTTCTGAGTGGGAAGAGTATTTTCCGCTATCGTATTTTGCCTCATACATAACAAAAAGAGATGGTTCTAAGATTTACGATCTGGACTACCTGCAATTTAACTTTGGATACCCGTCTCTCATAGGTATTGTTCAGGAGCAGGTAGACAATCAGGACTGGGTATACCAAGAGATCTTTGAAGCATACAACGATCCAATACAAAGAAGCTATGAGCTTTTGGATAGTGAAGTTGTAAGTGGATATGCAACGTACTCAGATTTAGCCTCTAACATCGTTACAGAGTACAGGATAGACACAACGCAGTCATCGCTAGATGCGTATGCCACTTTTCAGCTAATTGCAGAGGGGGCTGACGAACCGCTGTCTAGCTTTCCTCACGAAAAAAACTTAACAGACTCTTACACTGTGTATGCCAATAAAGAAAACACAAACCTGGAACCCTATAGAGCGTACAAGACAAAATTTGGGGTTATTGATGGAACAGTAATTTACCCTCCAAAGAACATTAACTTTGAGGCAGTGGCTGTTGTCATTCATTTAAAAATCAAACAGGACGGAATAATAAGCAACCCTCTAAAAGTTAAAAACCTTGAGATTACGTCTAGGTCTCTTGATGAAGGCAGGTTGACACCAATAGGAACCAAGACCGGAAACCCCATGTATCCATATGTGAAAAACGGTATTTATTACAACGGCAAGTCAAAAAATCCAGTAATGATTAACAAAGACAACCTTCCATACCTATACACAACAGAAAACAGTGGGATAAGGGTTCTTGAGAGGGGTCAAGATAAAGAGTATGGAGTATCTGTACCAGTAAACAGGTCCAAGTCGGAAGACTACTCCTTGGGATCATTTCAGCTATTTTTAAAATATGAACAGTTTGGCCTACCCTTAACCCCCCAGAAGATATTTACTCTTCTATGCGGAGAGGCAGCTGTTGATTTTTTGATAAAATCAGACACAACGACAAAAAGATTTGAAATCACAGCAAGAGATCAATTAACAAGACAAGAGTACCCAGGGATATCTTTCTATCAAAACGGAATAAAAACAATAAGTCCGTACATATCCAAGAATGAGTGGAACGTGATCTCTGTTGTTTTTGAAAATCCAATAGATATGAACAAAAGATCCGGTTCCATAAATCTTCTTTCTGGATGTACCTACAACAACATATCCCTCTTTAAGTCAACAGGGCTTAACCAGTTCGGGGTGATTATTCCTAGATTGTGGCAAGACGTTTATTATGGTGACGAAGATCAAATACCTGAAAATGTTGTTGACTGGGGGCAGGTGTACGATGAAAATGGAAACTTAGCTAACCCAAACGAATGGAAAAATATTTACATCCTTCGAGAAGAGTTACGGTTCTCTACCACTCCAAAAGAAATATACTCCACATACATGGGGACAAACATCGTTACTGTGGACGACAATACCGGAATATCAGTTGCTCAAGACGACTTTTCGGTCTATGCAGACCAAACTTGGTTGAGTATAGTCAGTAAACCAGGATAATCTGCTATAATTTAACCATGAGTAATACAAAAAAATCAAAACTTGGTAAGTCAAAGGCCACAGTAATAAACAAAGCCTATGATTGGGGTTTGTATTTCTGGAAGTTGCCTACTGGACATCTGTTTCACGACGGTCATGGCAACATGCTAAACATCCCCTCAATGAGGAATGATATCTCAAAGATGGCAGAACTTAGAAAAGCAGCAGCTGGTTATGGTCAACCAGAAGGGACACCCTGGTTCTACCCAGGTATCAAGAGAACCACAGATGATCAGTATGCAGAGCAGCTGGATAGAATGAAAAACGGACTGATTCCAAACATAAACGATATGGGTGCAGTGTATGACGCACAGCAAACCCTAAAGAAGCACGGAGATGAAGGTTAATGGAAGATCAAAGAATAAACATTTCCTATTCGGATGAAGTGGAAGAGGATAGAACTTTTCAAGAAAAGGACATATTCAATAAGTCCTGGGATGAACTAAAAGATCTTAATGGAATAAACCTTAACTTTAAAAGAAGGACAACCCGATCAGAGAACAAGATAGATAAAAGATATTACGACATTCCAAAAGATCAGGAAGGTCGAGTGTCTGGAAAGTACGCAGAGGATGCTGGGGTTAGGTCAAGGGGAGCAGGAGGCACAGAGTCAAAGCAGCTAAATCCAGGAGAAGTTTTTAGAAATGGATATGGTCTCTTCGATGTAATTACTCCACCGTACAATCTTTACGAACTTGCCAATTTTTACGATAGCAACTTTGCAAACCATGCCGCAATTGATGCAAAAGTTTCAAACACGGTAGGTCTCGGGTACAGGTTTGAAACGGCAAAAGACGTTATCCTTCGAATGGAAGACATGGACGTTGAGAGTGCTAGACTAAAGGCTAAAAAAAGAATAGAGCGTATTAAGGGTGACGCTATGGAGTGGCTAGAAAGCCTAAATGACGACGACAGTTTTATCACTACCATGGAGAAGGTTGATTTAGACTTAGAATCAACTGGAAATGCCTATTTAGAAATAGGAAGATCTGTAACGGGTGAAGTTGGGTATGTTGGACATATTCCTGCAACAACCATGAGAGTCAGAAGGCTAAGGGATGGGTTTACTCAAATAATCAGCGGCAAGGTTGTTTATTTCCGCAATTTTAACGCAACAAATCAAAATCCAATCACCGATGATCCAAGACCAAACGAAGTTATTCACTTTAAATCATACTCACCCCTAAATACATTTTATGGGGTTCCTGATATTATATCTGCCTACCTGTCCCTTAAGGGAGACCAGTTGGCCTCACAGTACAACATTGATTACTTTGAAAACAAAGCCGTTCCAAGATATATTGTCGTCGTAAAGGGGGCAAGGTTAGATTCAGAATCAGAAGACAGATTGTTTAGATTCTTGCAGACTGGGCTAAAGGGGCAAAATCATAGAACCCTGTATGTTCCTCTTCCAGCAGATCAGGAGGGAAACAAGATAGACTTCACAATGATTCCCGTAGAGGCAAATGTTCAAGAAGCGTCGTTTGACGCATACCGCGAAAAAAACCGCAACGATATCCTTATGGCTCACCAAGTACCACTCTCTAAGCTTGGAGGGGTTGATTCTGGAGGATTAGCAGCAGCAATGTCCCAAGATCGTACATTTAAGGAACAGGTAACAAGACCAGCACAGAGATATATCGAAAAGATAGTCTCCAAGATCATCAAGACCAAGACAGATCTAATCGATCTTAAGTTTAACGAGCTGACCCTTACTGACGAAGTAGCTCAATCTCAAATACTCGAAAGGTTTGTTAAGTCTCAGATACTCCTTCCAGACGAGGCAAGAGAGAAAATTGATATGCCAACAAGATCAGATGGCAAGGGCGGAACACCCTTAGAGCTTTCTGCAAGGCAGGGAATAGACGCAAGGGCAAACGCCTCTCAGAACAGGCAGAGAGACTCTGAAAGAACAAACAACAACTCTGACAGCGTAGCGACCACTACGGGAAGAAATGCTCAGGGTGAAGGCAGAAAGGTGTAATTGTAACAGTTTTATAAAATGCTGTTATAATATAAACAATATGAATAAATGTGATACTGATGTTTGTCTGAGCACCCCCCAAGGTGATCCTGCTCGCACAATCTCACTAAGCTCACATGCAAATTCAGGAAAAGATGTGTTGTTCTATGTCTAGAATAAACAAGGCAAGCTTTGACCTTGACAATAAAGATCTAAAGATGTCGATGCCGTTTTCAAAGATAGACATAGAAAAGAGAACGGTATCCGGCTGGGCCACGACAGACTCTGTAGATCATCAAGACGATATAGTAACAGCAGAGGCGTCTATCCTGGCATTTACTAACTTTAGGAATAATATTAGAGAGATGCACGATGAAAAAAAAGCGGTGGGAAAACTTATTTCTTTTAAACAGGATACCTTCTACGACCCAGAGACAAACAAGTCGTATAGTGGAATCTTTGTTTCCACATACGTTAGCAAGGGTGCTCAGGACACATGGGAGAAGGTCTTGGACGGAACTCTTACAGGTTTTTCAATCGGTGGCAGTGTAAAGGATTACGAGGATACTTATGATGAGGGCATGGGTAAGTCAATCAGAATAATTAAAGAGTATGATCTTTTTGAGCTTTCTCTTGTGGACAATCCTGCTAATCAGTATGCTAACGTCATTAGCATTGAAAAAGGTCATGCTGGAGGGTACCTTTCTAAGGCTCTCATCGAGAACGTGTTTTGGTGTAATAGTGACAACGTAGTTCAATTAAGTTCTGACAGCTTGTCAAGTTGCCCTAGATGCGATAAGGGCATGAGCAATATTGGTTTCGTTGAGACCAATGATGCACAAAAGACAGAAGTAGTAAAGTCTATTCTTTCTACTGTCAAAAATGATGCAAAGGAGGTAAGCAAAATGAATAACGATACAGTTGAAACAGAGCCTACAGAAGAACCAGCGGAAGCTGTTGTAGAAAAAGCTGTTGACTCGGAAGTAGAAAAATCTGAAGACTCCGAAGTTGAAAAAGCTTCCGTCGAAAAAGACGAAGCAGAAGATGAAGTGGTCGAAGAAAAGTCTATGCGCGAAGAAAAAGACATGGACGAAAAAGACCCCATGGAAGAAGAAAAGTCCATGAGTGCTGATGAAAAAGGCAAAGACGATATGTTAGAGCAAACAAAAGCACTGTCTGATCAAATCCACACGACACTCAGCAACATTGCTGACACAATGAAAGTTCTTAATGAGAAGGTAGAAGAGCTCAATAAGACCGTTGTGGGAGTCAAGGAAGATGTCAATACAGTAAAAAATGAGTTTGGAAAGCGTGTAGATGCAGTGGAAAAAGATACTGCTTTCCGTAAGTCTGGCGACCTTGGAGAGGTTGTGCAGGAGCCAATTTTCGAAAAGGCTAAAAGATCGCTATGGGATGGACGTTTCCTCACGAAGTCCGACCTATTTAACTAAAAACAAGAGAAAAAATGGAGGTGAAGTACAATGTCAGAAGAAATCTTAAAGAATCAGCCAAGTGAAGCCGGTGAATACGGAGATCCCAACCCAGGTTTGTTCCAGGGCCAAGGAGCTGTTGCAGCAGGTGGAATCGGCGGAGTAACCGACCCATCCGCTGGCGTGGTAGGAAATATTCCTAACGCCAACTATGGAGTAACAACAGGACCAAACGCTGTCAACCCAACAGGTGTTGCTGGCGGTATGCTGAACCCAGAACAGGCTCGTCGTTTTATCGACTATGTTTGGGATGGTAGTGTTCTTGCTAAGGATGGCCGCAAGGTCACAATGAGAGCAAACACGATGGAGATTGAAAAGGTCAACGTCGGTGAGCGTGTTATTCGCGCTGCGTCTCAAGCACTTGGAGAGTACACAAACGCTGGAGCAACTTTCACAAAAGTTGAACTAACCACAAAGAAGATTCGTCTTGACTGGGAAGTTTCAACAGAGTCGCTGGAAGATAACATCGAAGGTGGCGCACTTGAAGATCATCTCGTTCGCATGATGACGAGTGCTTTTGCAAATGACATCGAAGACTTGGCAATTAACGGTGACGGTGGATCAGACCCATTCCTAGGAATTATGGATGGCTTTGTTAATCAGGTCACTACAGGTGGAGACGCTCATGAGGCAGTTCTTACTGTTTCAGCAAATGCATGGACACCAGAAAAAATGCAACAGATCATCTATGCATTGCCACGCAAGTATCGTGCAGTAAAAAGCAACCTCAAGTTCTACGCTGGTACGGATACCTTCGCGGGTATCGTTGCAAGCAATGGAACTCTTGCTGACGCAATTGCAGCAGCATTTGATCCTAGAGTTGCTGGTACTCCAGAACGCAGAGAGAACTACCTCAGTGGTGCAGGACAGACCATGGGTGGCGCTAACGTAACCCGCGTTCTTGGTATCGACGTCATGGAAGTTCCTTACTACCCTGCGGATTATGTCGACCTGACATTCCCACAGAACCGTGTATGGGGATTCCAAAGAGACATCACAGTCAACCGTGAGTACAAGGCCAAGAAAGACACAATCGAATACACAGTGTTCGTTCGTCTTGGCATCACATGGGAAGAACTGGATGCAGTAGCTTACGCAGACGCGGCAGCCGACGTATCCTGATAGTCAATATAGCTAAGGGGGGCGGGTATCACACTCGCCCCCCTAAGTATATTCTGATATAATTAAACTTGAGAAGGGTGTGAAAATGTCAAACTTTGAAAAAATGACCGTTGCTCAGCTTAAAGAGTATGCCAAGGAAAATGGCGTAGATCTTGACGGAGCAAAAACAAAAACAAGCATCGTTTCCGCGTTGGCGGGGGTAAAGTCAGTTATTAGTGAGTCGGAAGACAGGAGTGTGATTAGCTCAGAGGATGTTTCTCCCAAGGGTGGGTTGAAAAAGTCTCCAATCAAAGTGGATAACCTGGGAGTAATCACAACAGCAACAGCAGATAACTTTAAGGACAAAGTTTTTAGTTCAAAGCCAAAGATAGAGGAAGTAGAAAAGGTTGCAATTCATTCGGAAAAAAACATGAATTGGAACGGTATAGGAAGAGTATCCAAGGGATATAATATTGTTACAAAGGAGGCAGCCGATATGTGGCTTACCCGAAAGGGAGTTCGTGAAGTAGAACCCGAAGAAGTAGCAACACATTACGGCCTATAGATATGGACCTATTAAGACAAACACCATTTAACTTTTCAATAAGCTTTTCAGTACCGTCTGAATCAACAGACCACCTTCTAGAAATATATGGAAGCCAAGGAAACGCAATTGTTTCTGAAGTTCTAACCTCTAGTGCATCTGGAGTGATTACATACGAACTTCCCTTGGGATTTCAAAAGTATGACGATTCGTACCCAGTATATGTCTACACGATAGGCGCAGATGACCTAGCAGATGAAACGGTAGTTATAGATACACTTTACATATACAGGCCCTACATCGACCCAATAACGAGTTCAGAGGGTACAGACTGTGATGCAGCTGAATACGCTCAACTAGAAAAAACAGCAAGGTTCATCATCGATACCCTTGTTGGGGGATTCTACTACGAATCAAAAGCTATCGAGCTGACCGGCCTTGGACTAGACTATCTACCGCTACCCAAAAAAGCAAATAGGGTAAATCATGTTTATCAAAACAACGTGGCTGTATACAATAGATTGGTTCCGTTATCTGGTCAATATACTTATCTTATTAGCCCAGATAAAACATCACTAACAATAGACCTTGTTGGAGAATACAATAAAAAAGAATCTAGAGGTGTACGGTTGCCAATGGCCGCATCTGATTCCTTAATGCTTTCTTCAGAAAACTATGATCAAGCTATATCCCTAACTGGTACTAACAGCGGATCGTTCTTCCCCAAGGGGGCTGACTTCATTGTTTACGGAGAGTGGGGGTGGCCAGTAGTTCCACAAGAAATAAAGGAAGCGACCAGAATTCTTGTTGACGACATTAAGTGTGGAAGGCTTGCCTATGTTAGTAGATATGTAACAGAATATGAAACAGATCAGTTTAGAATAAAGTATGGAGATCTTGCATCAAGAGGATCTGGGAATCTTATTGTTGACAAGATTATACAAAAATACTCTATCCCCATCTACAGGATAGGGGTGCTTTAATTGCTTTGTGATCCAGAAGTATTCTATTCAATGAACCTTGATGTTTATTATTCCTCTCAATCTCAGGATGAATTTGGCGCAGCAATCAAAACCTGGAACCCAAATCAAACACTAATTGGATATGTTCAGCAGGCAGGATCAATGGAAAAAAATTCCCTAAAGACAGAAACCTTTTTTGAGTACAGCAATAATTTGGTGGGAAGAACATATGTTGATCCAAGAACCTCTATGGAGGGAACAAGCTATCCAATAACTAGCATATTGGTAACAAACATACAAGACTCTAAAGCTGGAACAATATTCTACACAGAAAGTGCTGGAAAGAGGTCTGGAAAGCCAACGGTGTACGATGTTATGTCAGTAGACCCCCACATAAATCCATGGAATGAAATAGAGTATTACAAGATTTATCTTGTTCGTTCTGATTTGCAGGAGATAAATCGTGATTAGCGTTAGGTTTGACACCAAGGGGCTTGAGAGGGCTCTAAGGAATTCTGTTTCTTATAGCAATGGATTTATCGATGGCATAGAGATGGAAAGGTTGCGTTTCAATAGGTTTTTGGGCGGGGTAACGGCAGAGGCCCTTGGGGAGTATATAGACCAAAAGGCAAGAATGAACACGGAGTCCCTACATCATGTTTACGAATGGAACAGAATTGGAGAAAAGTCGGCAAGGCTTTTTAGTTTCAATGTAAATGCTGGAAAAAATCTTATATCCTTTTCTGGAAAGTTCTTGCCATCAAGATCTACATCAGATACCTCGTCAGAGCCATTTGCAAATAAGGCAGAAATGATGGAAAACAAGATAGCCATAACAATTGAGCCACAAAACTCAGAGCTCCTTGCTTTTGAAGATGACGGACAGATGTTTTTTACATCAAATTCTATCTATATTGCAAACCCAGGTGGGGATGCTGTCGCAGGAAGCTTTGGAGAAGTTATTAGTGAGTTTTTTAGTCAATACTTTACGTCATCCATTTTAAGACAACTAATGTCTGACCTGGAAACCCCAAGTGAGTTTTCTAAATACTTTTCTCAAGGGGTAAAATCTGGTGGAAGGTCTGTTGGAGTTGCTGCTGGAAGAAAATACTTCAGGGTTAAAGGGGCTGAATCTTTATGAGTTTGTCTATTTTTTCCTTTGCCCCAGTTGTTGTGAATAGTTACCTCTGGAGCGTAATGAAGTTGGTGGAGCCATCTCTTTCTAGTTCATCAAACTATGGATCAACTATTCCCTTTCTCCCGCTAGGAGACGCGGCAGCGGGAACCCTGGGGTGGGAAGACAAAACTTATGTTATATATGACAGAATGTTTAAAGCAATGAAAGACCCATCCTATTGGGTGAAGTGTGAAGAGGTTAAGTATCAGTTAAAGGCAAAAGAGCAAGATACTTTTATCTGGGGATCTGCAATACAGCAAATCCTTGACAGACACGATGATGCGGCAAAGGATGTAAATGATTGGATAAGGAGTAATGGTGGAGATAACGCTTATCCTATATTCTTCCATAGTATAAGGGTGTTTCAGCTAGCAAGATACCTAGCAACCGATTCAGCAAACACAAGAGACTTGAGTTCAAGGTCTTTTTATGTAACGGAGTTTGCAGTCGATATGAAATACCACTACACGAAATCCCTAGAGGATTACCTATAAAACGGTGATATAATGTAAAAGAGGGAACGTCACCATAAATAAAAAATATGGAGAAAGAGGTAAAAGATATGGCATATACACGCGGAGATTCAAAAAACATTATTGTCGGCGCAGCAGCAATGTTCGTTTCGACTAGTGCAGATTTTGATCCAGCAACAGTAGTCTTTCCAGACTTTGTTGAGGATGAGAAATATATTGACACGCTAACAGACTCGGTAGATGGTCAAGCTTTGGTACGGAACATTGGTTACACGACTAATGGTCTCGAACTTCAGTTTCAGCCAGATTTTGGGGAGGTTCAAGTAGATCAGCTTCTTGACGTTGCAAAATTGTATAAGCAAGGGATGCAAGTTAATCTTAATACTGCTTTTGCAGAGGCTACGCTTGAGAACCTTTTGGTTGCTATCGCAGCACCATCAGCTGATTATAGTGCAAGCACAACACTTGACAATCCAGTTGATAGTGGATCTGCATCAACAGCATCCGTGCTTGAAATGACTTCAGGAGCTATTGGCGAGTGTCCAGTAGAAAGAGGTCTTGTTGCAGTTGGACCAGGCACAGGAGACTGTGACCCAGGAGCATACGTTGAGCGCATTTATGTTGCTTACCGTGCTCTGTCTATTGACAGTGTAACTGTATCAGCAAAAAGAGATGAAGCTTCTCTGTTTGAAGTTTCATTCCGTTTGCTTCCGGCAAACAGCGGTTCTTATGGAAAAATTGTTGATAGAACAATTAACTCTACGACCTGATAAAACATAATAATAACTGAATAGTCAGCAGCCCCCAGTGCGTTTTGCACGGGGGCTGTTGTCATTTTCCACCGTTATTTTCCTGGGGTAGCTATGATATACTTTACCTATTAAATACCAGAAAGGGTAAAAA